AAGCGGTTTTGCGTCAGTAGGTGCATTTTGAAAGAAAGAATCAATAACCTCTACATCAGCATGATATCTTTCTTTGACAGTTTCTATAGCTTTTGCCCTTTCTGATAATATTTCCTTATCTGTTTTGGCGCGCATGGGCTGTGATATAAATATTTTCATATTATCTATCCTTTCTATTTTGGGTATAAGAAAACCGCTCATTGCTGGGCGGTTTAATCTAAAAATTCAATTTTTTTAACATCAGTTCTGTCAAATTCAAAAAAAGGCGTTACAATGACAGGCAGATTATATCCTTCGTCATCTTCTGCTTCTGAGATATAATCACAGGTGGTGTTATAGACTTCATCATCTGTGCAGGTTATACGAATTTTTTTACCTAACAATTTAGGAACAGTTTCGTTCCATTCTTTGTAATCTAACATTGCTACGCCTCCTTTTTAATAGTCGGGAATACATGAATGCCTTTTTTAGTGTATCTAATTTGAAGAGTTTTAGTTTTGACATACCGTTTTAATTCACTGTCATAAGTACGTCCTATAAAATCAGGAGTGTTAACAAATTCATCAATTCGGCTACCGTCTCTGCTTAACTCAACTCTGCCTGTTAGCGAATACTTTTTCACCAACTCTTCAGGAACAGCACCTTTAGCAAGAACCGACCTCGGTTTTTGTTTACTGCCAGGCATTAATGATTGCTTTACTTGATTCTTCCAAGATTTTGAATACTGATGTTTAGGCTGTTGCGTTACATCAACATTTGTTTTCATTTCGCCCGAGTCTATCTTTTCTTTTAGTATACGCTTTTTTTCTTCTGGTGTCAATGGTTTCGGAGATTCTTTTGCAGATTTTTCGTAAATCTTCTCCTTTCCATAATCGCGTTTGAGAATAGTCTCACCCTCATCAGCATTGACCTTGTCGATAAACTCGCGAAGCTGTTTCTGTGCTTCTCGCAGCTCAGCTTTAGCCTTTTTGATATTGTCGGGGTCTGAAAGCCCCTCAACTTTCCGCTTGGCTTTGCGGACTTTGTTTTCAAGCCGCCGCTGTTCCTGCTCAAGCTTATATCGCCGTTCGTTTTCTTCGTTGTCAACGCTCTCAGGCAGCGGATCTCCGTCACGCCACAGTAGAATTGTATGACGGCAGTTCGGGTGAAACAGCCCCTTTTCTATCGCAGCACTCAGCAACATGAACCATTTGCCGCAGTAGTTTGATTTGCCCCACAGAATACCGCCATGATCTCTGACCTCACCGTCCCACATAGTGTATACATCGTTTATGTAAACTCTGCCTTGCCACGGCAAACAGGTATCACTGCACATACTGTACTTGCTGACCTGAATCGTGTCATAGCCTAATGCTTTGAACCGTTCTGACTTGCCCTGAATCGCTGCACGCGTTGCTGTAGTTCGCAGTACCATACGCACATAGTCGGCAATGTTAACACGCCTCCCGTCACGATATTCAATGCAATTGATCCCCTTATCCAGAAAATCTTTTACAGCCATATCTATTGCCTGCTGCAATGTCATAGAACCTGTACTCATTGCAAGCTGAGCACGGTGTACGGTCCGTCTGTAAACATCATCTGTACATCTCAGTGCCGCAGTTTCTACGTTTTTTTGAAGATATGAAACATCATCAATAAGCTTGTTCACTTTTACAGTATCTACCCCGAAGAACTGTGGCTGATCTGCGCCATGGGAAAACGCACCGTTCATGCCCTCTTCAAACTGTTCTGCCATTATTTTTCGTGTCTCGGTGTTGATCTGATCTACATACTGCGACATGATATCGGCATTTTCCTGACGGAATTTTCGCAGACCCTCGAGCTTCTCTGCCTGCCATGCTGACCAGTTCATGCCATAGTCCTTCTCTTCCTGACGATGCCTGCCGAGATTTCTCTTCAATGACTGAACCAGACGGAGCTCGATTTCCTCGAAGATTTTCACAATATCATTAATGTCAAGCATTATGAATCACCAACAGACGGCTCGTTTGTTTCAATAATTCCCTTTTCGGATTTAATTCTGTGGACCTCAGCTTTTTTCCAATCGTCCTCTTTGGAACTGCCCCACAGCTCCTCGACTTGCGTTTCTGTTGACATTACACCATAGGTACTTGCTTTTCCGACCGTTTCGACACGGCTGTCAAAATCGGGAGCGCCATACTCGCCAAAATCAACTGTCACCTCATAGGACTCCGGGGCTTTGCCCTGCATATTGTCATATGTCTTTAGCACAGCCTCCACAAGTTCAGGCAGAGCCTTTTCAAGCGCCGTTGTAATGGTGTTTCGGGTGTTGCCCGTAACGTCTTTCTTCTCTCGCTGAGCGTCTGCACTTGACATCTTGCCCACATCTATGCCGAGAGTGGCAGGCGATACAAGACCTTGCAAACACATCAGCAGGCAGTTTGTATAGGACGATACAAATGCGTCATACTTGATATCAGGCTGAACGACCTCTATTTTCGGAGTAACGCCCTCCTGCAACGGCTGACTTATCATAATATAGTTGTTGCCGAACTGATTGAGCTTCCCGAGCGAGCCGTTCTCAGCGTTTCGGGGTATCATATTATCGGGTATGTATTGCTTTACACGTCCCATTCTGATTGCGTCCCACCACTGCGAGATAACCTCGTCCAGAGCATCGAAACAATCTGATTTACCGCCGTCAAATATACTCTTGCCTCTGTCAGAATATTTCTTTGAAGCGTAAAACCTGAGTGGTACAGCCATTATGTAATCTCCTGCAAACTCCACTCTCGGTTCTATGTCGGCAAGGCAAGGAACACTGTCAAGGTTTACCTCGTGACCACTGTGATCGTACAGTCGGCTTTCGATGTAACCTCTGCCGTAATGTTCTTCAAGCTGGTATATCCTGTTGCCGTTTTCGTGTGCGCTTCGGAAGATCACTTCCGACAGAACGCCCCTCAAATAACGGTATTCTGTCTTGTCAGCTCCGATAAACTCAACTATAGGCGTAGAAGAAAGTGTTTCATCAACAGAAATCTTGAACGCACCATCGCCCTCAACAAGCGTATCGACTATAGCCTTTCCGACAAGTGCTGTAAAGTCCGTGTTCTGTGATATCTCTTCAAAAGCTGCTCTGCCTTTTTCGCCCTCGACCGCTATATCGTCCATATCCGAATAAACGATATAGGCAAGTGTATCGGCTATAATAGCAGGCAGTCCACTGTGTATCTTCCGTACTTTCTCATGTTCAGGAACGCTCCCCCAGAAAGAATTGGTACCGCAGCCGAGTTGTTTGAAAAACTGTGACAACTCATAAGCGTCACCTCTGTACCACAGCTTTGCACGGAGAATATCAGCCATAAGCCCCGTTCTTTCATTCAGAACAAATGTCTGCTCTGCCGCGGGATTGATATTAAGCCAGTTCAGAAACATCTGTCTAACCTTTTCTCCTATATCAAATTTCATCTATTTTCACGCTCCCTATAAGTGATTTGAATGGCAGCCAAGCATACTGGCAGGAGTTTATACAATGGTCGTTACCGTCCTCGGGCTCTGCCTTATCCTCTTTCCAACTGTATATGTTCAGCTCTGCTATATAGTCCTTACAATGTTCAAGGATATAAAAATCACCTGCCGCCAGCCAAGCTGACTGCAAGTGAATGCGATCGATTATTTTCGTTTTCTTGAATGCAGGTATGAAGTTATACAGACTTCCCGAAAGCCGCTTGAATTTCTGACATTCAAGTATCGTTGCCTGATCTGCGCTATCTATGTAGACATCTTTGGCAAATCCCCACATCTTGCGGTTCTTCTCTAAAAATTCAGTAAAAACTTTGGGAATATCGGACGGCGTAAGCGGCACATGACGGTCACGGTTGTTATATGTTTCTTCGTCAAGCGTAACGCACTTTCTGTCAGACGTTATACCCACAAATGTGAACGCTATAGTGTCGGGCGAGGACTGCGAATAGGCAGTATCCAAACCTGCTGAAAAACGCTCAAATTTAAAGCCTTGCGCCGTACTGAGTGAAATTATATTACGGGGCTGTAAATCAAAAACAAGCCCCGTAGCACGCCCTCTCAGACCGAGTATCTTGTTCTTATACAGCTTAGTGCCTTTCGGGGCGGCAGCGATCTTGCGTTGTATGTCATCTTCCGTAAGTGAAAGATTATCGCGAAAAGTAAAGAACCAGTACCGCCAATTCGGTACAGGTTCTTCCGTAAGCTCTTTCGTTATTTCCTCGGGTACGTCACAAGCGTACTTGCTGTACGGACGTGAACGGTTTACAAACTCTTTGTACACAGGCAGAGAGGGATCGTCAGGATTGAGAGTTGCCATAAGGTAATCGTTTCGAGTAGACATCTCGCGGACAAACTCTATGTCAGCGGTATTTATCTCGTCGATATAAACGCAGCCGAACTGAGCGCCCAGCACCATTTCCCATTTGTCTTTGTTGTCATATCCCAGAACATAAATTATTTTGCCCTCGAACTTGATGTGTGGCAGCTTGTAATCCTTATCACCGTTGCCAAAATACCTAGCATTTGAGTGTAGGTCAAGAATACCGTTGTCCTGCTGAATGATAGTTTCCTCAGCCTTGCCTGTAGTTTTGGCGGCAATAACATGAAGCTTCTTTCGATTTGCAGACACCATTCGCATGAACTTTATACCTGCCCCGACAGTTGTTTTCCCAGAAGCAGTGGTACCTTCAAGAAAATCCGCTGTCACATTGTGAATGCTGTTGACGAAGTCGATGTATTTTTGTGACAATGGGAATCTACTCTTCAAGCCCCTCACCGCCAATCTGGTTGAAAACATCTGAAAGCTTTTCGGAAGTCTTTACCTCTGCTTGTATCTTAGCAACATACTCCCCTGTCATTTTGTTGAGGGTATCAACGGCTCTGATACGGTCAGCAGGGTCGTTGTCGCCGTCTTTGGCAATATCTGATAAAAGTACCTGCCGCTCCTTTGCGGTCATTATACGCTCATTCTGTACCTTTTCAGACAGTTCACGGATATACTCTGCAACTCCAACATTCCCCAACATTTCATATGCCCTTGCGTTTGCATATTTTTCGCTGTATCCTGCTTTTATGGCACTCTGAACGGTATTACCGCTCTGAGCATAGTATTCTGCAAATTTCTTCTGCCGTTCGTTCACGGTAACACCGTCCTTTCTGCTTTCAGGGTATAAGAAAACCACTCTCCTATAGGAGAGCGGTTAAATTATGCTTATAAATTATTATTATGTCTTTTTAACAAAATCAACAAATTCATTAACATATGAAATAATAAGAAATAAACTATGCCGCTGATAAATTCTTTTATTAGTCCATTTTTAATCATTGGATATACAAAGCATATAACAAGCAATAATACACTAATTAAGATCTCGTAAGAAGCTACGGCCTTGGTCTCTTTCAAATATTGATCATGTATTCTTTTAAAATTATAATCTTCATATTCCTTTTTTTCACTATCTTGAAAATATGACAAATAAGTAAAAAACAATGACATTAGTATTGAAATTATTACGCAAATCGTTTCCGTTGTTTTTTCATCAAGTACTATCTCTAAATTTAGCGCATTTGCCAAACAAACTGGTATAACAATGATAATTAATATCGTTGATCTATTTTTATAAATAAATTCTTCATAGTATGCTTTTACAATTCTTGAAATATTAACATATTTTTTACCTGAGCTAATAACAAAACATAAAATAGCCAATATAATGTAAAAATGCGCATTTGTAAGTAATTGACTAGCTTTTGACAGCAGATACATTTTTTTCGACCACCTCATCTGATTTCAAATAAAAAAACGAATCTCCAATGTAGTCAATTGATTCATGTGAACTTTTGGGCATAATGATATTTAAATCTTCCATATAAAAAATTGCCTTTTTATCCATTTGTTCAAATAAACTCTCTTTTTGTGGGTGACCTGTTTCAATGTTGGTCTTCACACTTCCTGTTATATCTTCAGCAACTTTTAAAGAAAAATACGTTAAATAGTTTACTGTCTTATATCGCGAGTTAGATTTAAAGTTGATTTTAACATTTTCGACTGCTTCATCTGGATCCACAAGCCCGTTTATTATAGCGAGTGGCTCCCTTTTTGTAAATAAGTTTATCAATTTTTCTTTATATCCTATTTTAAATATTGGTTTTTTATACACATGCTCTCGAGATTCATAATCAACCAATGGACACTGCTCATCTAAATCTTTAGTAGTTTTTTTCTTTGTTTCTACTACAATAGACTGCATCTCTTTTGAGTTCATGAGATTCTGAAAATAGATATCAGGAACTACACATTTCACTATAACGCTGGCATTAGGCATAAATAATCTAACCGAATCTTCAAGTATGCCCTTCAAATGACTGAACATTCCTCTATTGCCGAATGTCTGCGAAATCAATATTCCTTCTCTGCTAATTTTAGAATAATATATTGAAAAACCAAATGGCATTACTCCTGCTTCTTTTTTAGCTTGAGTATGTGTTTTCTCTCCTGTTTCAGGATCAACGATTTCCACTTCAATTCCATAATCTCCTGATTTTATTATTGCATGAAGAGCTCCGAAATAAAAATGGTTATTTATACTCGCAGTCTTAACTTCTGCACTATCAGGTTTATAAACCTTTTCCTTCTCCTTGTCATCTTCATATTTATCAACATTTCTTCTCAAAAATGTGTAAACACAATTTGCAATGCTTTCACCATTAATATCATCAAGACAGACGCTAACTTCAGTTTCTTTCCCGTTTTTTTTAACAGTTTTAAAAACTGAAAACTGATAAAAGCATAATGATATATTTTTCATTTGTATTACCCCCAATATCCTTTTCTACATTCTACCATAAGACAACACATATTTCAATACAAACCGTGATTTTTTGGCAAAATAAATAATCAGACCGCGCAATAATTGAGCGGTCTGACAAAAAAAGGAGTTGGGGTTCGGAATTTACTTTAATCCCATCGTAATTATACCACACCTTATTCGTAACATGTGTAACATTAGTAACAAAATCAGGATTTTTCTAAAAATCTTTTCACCGCCATTTTTAAAGCCGCTGCTGTACTGCCGTCTGCCATAGCGTCTGCAACATCTTCCCAAGTTGGTGATACAAGGTTCTCGCCCAAAGGTTCAATGCAATATAGTTCGAGCGCTCTCCGTATCTTGAAAATCGGAATGCTGTTTATAAATTGCTCAATGCTTTCCTTCTGTGCAATAAGGTCTTGCCGTTTTGCAAGAAGCGACGGTGATGAACGTTCATATATATCCCCTTCAATCCGCACGTTGTGAAGGCTGTATGGATGTTTAGCTGCGGACTGAACCGAATCACTTACATGGATCTTGCTACCTTTCAGCTTGCTGTTTATATAATCAATTTCAGCACATATAGTCCGATATTGGCGTAAGTCCTTTATTTTCATCTCTCCCATATCCACACCTCGACCTTGTAGATGTTTTCGTTTAATCCGTGGAACCGCATATACTGTAGCGCACCATAATATGACGTGAACGCTTTGATTTTGGTCATTGACGTGTGTAAGTATGTACCATAATCGCCGTTACGGATCACAAATATTCGTGTTTTCATTTGTCCTCCCTGTTCTCACACGCCAGACACACCTGCCGACCCTCTGGGATCTCGGCGCCACAGCATACGCAGGTTTCGGTGTTGGAGTTGTGGTGTGGTGCTACTCGCGTGTTCCAGCTCACGATTGCCTTTTTCCTGCCGTCATATTCCCTTGCAATTGTTAGCGTAGCGTCATTGTTTAACCAGTATGTAGTCAATCCGCCACGTTTTTCTGTTCCGCAATTCGGGCACCACACCTTCCATGCCATTTCTATGTTGCCTCTCTCGCAGTTGCGAAGGACTTCGACTCCCGAATATTCCAGCACTGCTTTCCCACCACAAAACGGACACGGTTTTAATTTTTCAGCCATCTTCCTTCATCTCCCTGTTCCAGCATTCTGTACAAGCGTCAGAAGAACAATACTTTCCGTCTCCGTAGACGTGCTTCCAACACGTTTTTGGTGCTCCGTCTCTGTCTCTTGGCGCATTCGGAAACTTCTCAAAGAAGTCCATAGCATATGTCTTTACAGGGTGTTCCTGAACCCACTTGTCAACGATTTCGTCGGCGTTGTCAGGTAGCGCACACGGTATACACCAAGTATCAGTCTTTAACGGACAATCTGTACAAAACTTATGCGCTTCACACATTCTCTTTAAATCCTTGATGTTTGCCATTGTTCATCATCTCCTATCAGTTTCGAGGCTTCGTCCCCGCAAATTTTTGCATAAAGAACGTCTATTTCTTTATCCGACATTCTCATAAACGCCATTGGGCCACAACACCACAGAGCTCCTTCAATATTACAACCATAACAATTCTCGTGGAAGTGATCGTTGCAACATTCAAGTAATGCGTTAAATTTTTCTTCCTTCGTAGAAGCGCCACTATACTGCTTCCCCTTTAACGCAATTGATTGCATTAAAACATCAATCGTAACGCTATCGGCATTGCAAGCTATTCCGTTGTCAGAAAGCGAACATTTCAAGAAATCGCCATTATGATCGCACCCTGCCACAAACACTTCGACATTGCCGATTCTCCTTTTTACGAATTTGAGACTTTTTATTAGCTCACGAACCGTCATTTTCATTCTCCTCCTCTTCTGCTCTTCCGGGTCGCCAACGACGCGATCCGCTGCTTTACATCTCGGTTAAACTGCATAATCTCAGTCTCAGCGTTAACTTTCGCTCTGTTCTCTTCAAGCTTTTGCTTGTACGCTTTATACTTATCGCAACGGCTATGACAATTTAACACCCTTTCACTACATCCCTTGCATGGTGATTGTGCTGTAGCTGATACTATCATATATTCCGCTCCTTTGCCTATTCAAATTTACTTTTCTGCCTTTTCAAAAAATCTGTGTCGTTCGTCATCATTCCTATGCACTCGCAGGCAAGCATTGCTATTTCTGCAATGTTATGTGATTTCTCGATCTGTGACAGCAGCGAGCCTGCCTTGCGTATGTTGTCCTGATAATACTGATAAGCGCTTTTCATTCCCATAACAGCGGCTGTAGCCTCGTTATACTGCGCAAGCAGCTTCTGCTTTTCCGCCGCCGCATCTTCCTTGCTGAGATTGTCATACTTGTACCGTGCGTACAGCAGCCTGAGGCTGTCGAAGTATCTGTATGCGGCAGGAGGGAATCTGCTCACATCGACCGTTCCGTCATAAGCCTGACGCTCAAGTGCCTTGAATTGTTTCGGATCACTGAAATCGTATATTATAAAATCACCTCCCTGTGCAGGGTGTGCAGGGTTTGCACCCTTTTCCTATTCCTTATATATAAATTCATTTCTATTTTTTTTACATGAAGAATAAGGAAAACCCCTGCAACCCTGCACACCCTGCACACTTAACCGATAGAAACCGAATAAAATTCGCTGCCTAAAGTGATCCCCGAGTAGGCTAAACCATCACGCCTCTTTACACGTTCAAACTTTTTCTGCATTTCAACTCCGAATTTTGTGTTGCTCATCTTGTACTCGTTGTTTTCATCTGCCCACCTTGCGTACACGGAATACAACTGGGACGCTTTCACTTCTCCCCCTCCCGTAATACAGCAACTGTCGATGAACGCAGATATAACGTCCATTTCATGCTGATACTCCTTTACTGCGTCAAGAACAGCTTTCGGCATACGCAGACCCTCTTTCTGCCAAAGCATACAGCCGTCTATAGCCCAGCGGAATATCCCGTCAAGTTCCTGTGCAAGCTTGTATTTCAAGTGCCTGTCCACCTTGTCGGACGGTATCTGAACTTCAAACGGTATCAGGTGGATCCTTCGCCATATACCCGTATCCGTGCCGCGTATTATCGGCTTATGGTTTGTCGCCATCCACAGCTTGAACTCGGGCTTGAACTCGAATTCTTCCGCAAACAGCTTGCGGGCAGTCACCACATCATCACCTGTGAGCTGTTTCAGAAGCCCCTCGTCTATGCGCATACCCTCATTAGGCTCAACGCTCGTAACCAGACGCGAACCTTTCAGACGTGCGATATCGCTGTTTGCAGTGTTGCCAGATGACGGCTTGACCATTATCGTCTGCGGCTGTATGTTCGTAGCATAATCGCCGAAAATACAACGGATTATTTCAAGGAACGTAGACTTTCCGTTTCGTCCCGTGCCGAACAGGAAGAACGCGCACTGCTCTGCCGTTGAACCGCTGAGACTGTAGCCGACAGCTTTCTGGATGTAGCGTATAAGGTCTCTGTCGCCGCCAAAGATATCGTTCAGGAATTTTTTCCATTGTGGGATATCAACAGGATCTTCAACGTAAGGACATCGGGTGATCTTCGTTATATATGCTTCTTTCCTGTGCGGCATGAGCTGACCTGTTTTCAGGTCAAAGATACCGTTTCGGCAGTTCAGATAGTTCTTTTTCTTATCCATCATCGATGGGAGGAGCGGAGAATAATGCTCCGCCTCTCTCAGCATATTGGTTTTGCCTGTAAAGCTCCGCGAGCGCTTGATATGTTTCTCGAAAGCTTTTTCCTTGTCGCCGTCATCGGAATAATAAGACCGTTCTTTTTCAATAAGCTCGACCGCACTGTCCGCGACAGTTCTGTGATAGCCGATATTGTCATAGTTCCACTTGCCGTCCTTATAATAAAGCCAGTTCTTGTCTATATATGACCATTTGAGTATATCGCCAAAAGCGTCTGTAAGCCGCTGGGCATTTCCCGTATCGTCAAGAGAATAGTGCTTTTTTACAGTCGATGACGGCTCAGGCAGATCTCTGCCCTTTATGCTTATCCCTTCATAGCTTTCTTTCTGCCCATAGAACGTGTCACATTGACTTACAGCCTTTGAAATTGTAAGCTTGCCGTATGTACTGCCTGACTGCCTGCGATCCCATTTTTCGCGCATAAGACCCGAACTGCGGTAAATGCTGTCCATTTTTTCAGCGTCTCCCGCGCACCAGAATGCAAGCATATTGCAAAACGCCATGTCAGCTTCCGATTGTGATGCATAGTCAGACCAGTCGCCACCGTAGAGCCGGCTGAACTTGTCACCATTTGCAGATGATATTGCCCTGCTGATCACAGACTGCACATCCGCAGCGGCAGGCAGTGCCTTTCCTGCCGCTTGTTTTGGAGTGCCGAGATACTTCTCGTGCAGAGGTTTTATTTTTTCAGTGCAATCTGAAATATCAATGAATTCCGAGCAGTAATTTCCTGTCATTACAAAAAATCGTCCGCTGTCATACATCTCGATGTTGCCCCTGCGCCTGCCGCCCTCGGGGAGCTTTCCCTTGCAAATGATATGGATACCGTTTCCCGACTGTGACAATTCGGTGTAGCTTTGCAGTGCGTTTACGAATTCAGACGCAAGGCTGCCTTTTACGTCGATATCATCGAGGTCAACACCGAAATAACCTGAGTTGCTGAACATAAATCCTATTCCTGCGAAATCAGAAGAGACCTCTGCTGCCGTTTCAAAATCACTCCATGTATCGGGGTTGTTGGACATAGCCTGTCCTCCGGTTTTCGGGTTTATAGGTTTCTTGCTGATCCCGCTGTGCGACCTCGGGTCCGGCTCGGCTTTCCAGCATACCCAGTTTCTGAGCTTCTTCAGCTCATTAGGTATAAATTCGTACATTCTGCCTCCTTAAAACGGGACTTCTGCGTCTGTGAGTATCTCCTCGAAATCGCCCAGATCACTAACTGAAACAGTCGGCTGAACAGCGGCAGGCGTTTCCTGATGTGCTGTGGTTTTCTTTTCCTTGAAAACGTGTTTGCATTCGGGGAATCTGCTTTCGTTTATGTACTTTATGTTTTCCTGCTGCTTGCCGTTCCACTCTCTGTGCTCGACCGTAACTTTCAGCGGGCGGTGCATAAGATCCATGCACATATCCCTGACAGTTTCATACGCCTTGCCGTTCGGGAGCTTTGCCGATTTTGCAAGCCTCATGATCTGCTTGAAGCTGTAGCCCTGAACCTGCATATCTGCCTGTGTCGGCTCTTTCCGTTTCCACAGCGTATGGAAAAGATAACGGTCCTTGAACTTCTGGTCAACATCATTTCTGATGATGAGCGAAAGGTTCAGCCCTGTCGCTCCGCTCATAGTGGTACGTTCTTCGATATTCCTGATGACTACTTCATAGTCGCCCTCCGGAATAATACCAAAATCGTCGTTCACATCTTCGTAGTTTGTTGAAAATCCCATATTATTTACCTCCGATCAATTTGAGTGCCTCCTCTGCGCTTCTGCATATACCTGCAATTGCACCGTATTTCTGCATAGCGGCGAGGAATAGTTTTTGTTGGTCTGTTGGTCTGCCTTTCGGCGTTTTTACTTCAATGAATACTGCCGTGCCGTCTGATTTTCTGAATCCGAACAGATCGGAAAATCCTTGGGGAACACCTGCATCAAAGTACCGCCCGTCAGGGGTTCTGACCTTTCCGACATTTACACGAAAAATAACGCATGAATCCGACAGCGCAAGCCGTATCTCGTTCTGTATCCTGTGTTCTTCCGTCAAGCTATCAGCCCCCTTTTCTTAGCCTGATACCATGCCCAGCCTTTTTTATACCCATGACTCGCGGCGTAGTCAAGAAGTTCTCCGTATGTCTGACATTCCTCAGGCGTTTTGAAATCAAGGACGAATCCCTCGATTTTAGTCAGCTCTGCCTGCTCCTGTTCGATCTCGGAACGCTCTTTTGCAGGAAATTCGTATCCGCACTCGGGGCACACCCGAACCTTGTTCCCCTCGCTGTCCTTGGGCGGGAATACTGAAAAGCATACAGGGCACTGCCTTACATTCACAGGATCGGCAGCCTCATATTTTTTGCTCTTTTTCTTTCCTTCAAGCGACCATCTGCGGTCTGCGTCGGGCATTCCGAATCGTGCATAGTTTCCCACATGGTCAATTATTACCGCGCGTTTGCCCTTGCGGTATCTCATGCACCTCATAGACTGCTGAATGTACAACGTCAGCGATTGCGTAGGACGGAGCAGAATTGCGCACTCACAATCGGGAACGTCAAAGCCTTCGGATATGAGGTCAACGTTGCAGAGTATATCAAGTGCGCCTCTGCGGAAATCGTTTATAATACGTTCGCGCTCTGACTTGGGAGTGCTGCCGTCTATGTGTGCCGCCTCGATCCCTGCAAGATTGAACTGCATTGCTGTTTCCATTGAATGGCGTACAGACGCACAGTAGCACACCGCTTGCCTGCCGTTCGCAAGTTCCCTGTAATACTTTATCACGTCTCCGAAAACGACTTTTCTAAGCATGAGATTTTCGACCGAACTCACGTCATAATCGCCTTTTTTTATCTTTATCCCAGTGAGGTCAACAAGGCTCGGTGCGTAGTATTCATACGGTGAAAGGCAGTTATGTTCTATTAGCCATTTTGCCGAAACACCCACGATCAATTCGTCATTCACATCTGCCAGCCCTGAACCGTCCAGCCGAATGGGAGTTGCGGTAACTCCCACCCTGTGAGCGTTTGGGAACGCTTCATACACCTTCTTGTATGTGTTGGCTGTACTGTGGTGATTTTCATCTGTGATGATGAGCGACGGCGGTGGTATCTTACTCAGTCTCCGCGCCGCTGTCTGCACCATCATGACCCGGCAGCGCAGCATATCAACTCCCCACCTTCGGAACGTGTTTTCTATCTGCTCGCAAAGCTCCTTACGGTGCACGAGGAAGAGAACGCTTTTCTTGTTGGCTGTAGCTCTGCGCGCCATTTCAGCAACGATACAGCTTTTACCGCCACCGCATGGGAGAACTATGCACGGAGCGCGCTTACCGTGCAGCCATGCACTGTGGACACGGCTCACAAGCTCCTCCTGATAATCACGAAGCGGCATTGCTCTTAGCCTCCTTGCGCTTGTTTATTTCCTTTGCCATGCACTTCCAGCAAAGCTTTCTGCCATAATTCTTGAGAGTGCCCTCTGCGATCTGCTGAGGAGTCCTGCCGTTGACCGCAAGGATAGGATTGCCGCAGTCCGTACACTCCTCGCACGGCACTATCCCATAATACGCACGTATCGCATCATCAACATATTTCAGGTCGTTCTCTATGTACTTTGACGGGAACAGTCCCATAGGCGACTTGCAGGTGTCGTTCCCGTCCGTCTGGGTCGCAAACATATATTTGCCATCGTCAACGACTGTCTTGAGCACCGTAGTGAACAGCCCCTCTACAGTTATTTTTTCGTCCAGAAGCTTGCCGATCGTCTTTGATTTCTCTCTGCCGTCCTCTCCCGTTTCAAGGTGGTTCATGAAGTATATCACAACATCGGGCGGCAGAGTTTCGGTCAGCTTGACAAGCTCCCAGAAGTTCTTGCCTATATCCGTGAACTTCTGATATCCCGTTTCCTTTGCGCGTCTCATAAATTCGTTAGCCATAAGATACTGTGTATCGTCAATGACTATGACCTTGGTATTCTGCGACTTGATAAACTCGGATATCTGCTGATAATTATCCGAATTCAGAACGTTCTTAAACTTTGTTCTGAACGGCAGCGGCTTTCCGTTTACGTTCACAAGTGAAACTTCCTCAGCGCCAAAGTTGCGCATCGAAGCGGACTTTCCACTTCCCGAGTATCCTAAAATAAGCACGGGTAATCCCATAACATTTGCCTCCTATCCTATAATGAGCGACTTTGAACTTTCCAGAACCGCTCCCGGAAAATCTTCGCCTGCTTTGATGAGTTTTTTTATTTCAGACTTCCGTATTTCAGGAAGCTCATATTTGAGCAGATCGTCCCTGCCTCTGTCCTGAAGCATATTTATAAATGCAACTTCATCGGCGATTTTAAGAGACGGAGCATTGCTGCGGATCGTAATGCGTGCCCTCGGCATTTCGATTTTTTTCACGCCCATTTGCTCCATGCAATTTCTGAGATATGCAGTCATGCATTCAATTTTTCTGCCGTACTGCTGGCGGCGCTTTTTGAGCTTGTCCTCCTCGGTTTTGATAGCAGCTTCCTCAGCTTTGAGAGACTTTATGTACTGCGCTGTGTTCTCAGCTTTGAAATTAAACTCCTCCTCGATGCCTTCAAGCGTATCGAACCATGCCTGAAGCATATCGGCGCGGTAAGTGTCAGGATTGACAACATTGCCCTCGCCGTCAACGTACTGACCGCTTTCGTCCTTATCGAACTCCATTTCCTGTATCTCGTCAAACCTGTCGAAAAGTTCGGCAAAGTCTGACGAAATGTCAAATAATCTCTCCATTTTTATACCTCCATGCTTTTATTGATGTTTTCAAAGAACTCTCTTGTCTTATTTCTGAAAAATTCATCAGGGTGCTCCTGCACAAATGCCGCAAGGCGCTTGACTGCGTCCACAGCATTGGAAAGATACGCCTTGAAAACCGCCTTGCTGTCAGAAACAGGCTCGACATTGGCAAGCTTTTCCTCATACTCGGCTTTGAGCCTTTCGATCTCGGCAGTGTGCTCCTGATTGTTCCTGATAGTCTCTTTCGTGGTCTCCTCCTGAAGCTCACTGTATTTCAGCGACCAGTCAAGGTCTACACGCTTCATCGCGTCCATGAGATTTTCTACTTCGTGGGAATTGCTCTCGACCGCTACCTCGATAGGACGGTTTTCAAGCTGTTCGACCTGTTCCTCAAGCGCGGTAATGTTTTCTTCTTTCTTGCTGATCTCTGATTCAAGCTGTGCAATTTTCTGCTTCTGAAATTCAGTATCAGTCTGAAGAATACTCAGTTTACCGCAGGCGGCTTCTTCACTTTTTCTTGACTTCTCGGCATTCTTCTCAGCTTCATCGACCTTGCTCATAAGCCTGTCGTTAGTCTTTTTGAGAGAGTCTATCTTCTCCTTCAGTTCTCTGACGGAAGTGGTTTCGAGGTCGGTGGTTTCAGTAACTTGTGTGCGTTCTTCTTCGGGAAGAGTTGAGAGAAGAAACAGTTTTGTTGTACCAATTCGTGACATCGATGTCACGAAATCCTCTGAAAGATTTTCAACTGTACTTATCAATCTGTAAACTTGCCTGTCGCCAAAACCAATTTCAGTTCTACAGTAGTCATTAAATTCTGAATACCCCAGCTCCTTGTAAAGCTTGCTGTCCCTCATTTCCTTGAAGCCCATGCACATATCGTAAAGACTCTGCTGTGCAAGCTGTGCCGACACCTTGATTCTGCGGTCAAGGTCTACCGCTTTTGCGTATTCAACTGATAATTCATTCATGCTTGTTCTCCTTTTTATGTGCGTTTTCCCACCATTCGTTGAACTCCCTGAGTTCCTCCTCGGTGGGTTCATCGTTTTCAAATCCATAACAGCATCCGCTTTCAAATGTGCAGTCATACAGATCTTCGCTAGTTTCAACCCAGTCAGGATACTTAATCCAACCGTAACGACAACCTTGACAATACTTGATAACCGGATCTATACAGCGTGTAGGTTTTTCATTCATGCCGATATCTTCTCCTTTTTAATGAAAATTTCTGCAATGTACTTTTTATACTGCTCCACAAAATCTTTGACTTTGCGAGTCATGTCACGGTTTCTCAGCCCTCTGACCTGAACGATATCGCCTGAAACGCTCAGCTCCATTGTGTAATACGGAACGTCTGGCTTGTCCGCTGCCCTGATGAAAAGTATGTGGAGTTTCCCATGTGCATGGCGTTCAGCATATCCTCCCACACAATGATGCAGAAATGAACCTTCCTCTACGATCTCATTCATGCTTTCGGGCTGTCGGATAAACAAACCTCCGAAACGGTACTCCAGCTTCTTTCGCAAAGGATAATTCTCTCCGAATGCAGCTCTTGCTTCATCACTGACCTTTATTTTTATCAGTTCGGACAAACGTTCATGTATCGCCTGAAAGTCATGCGGCATTGATATTGCTGTATCATGCATATCATACCCGAGTTCCCTGCACTGGGATATATAGTCACTGTAATCCCTTGTACCTATTTCACTTTCGCTGAGATACCGTGCAAGCCTCGGCGTTTTTATCCCTGTGGATTCACATAATCGCTGTAGCGTCCCGGTTTCATAGTTGAACACTTTTGCAACGAGCAAGATATCTTCCGGCTTCATCTTCGGGAACTTTTCGCGCCAGAAGATATATCTTTCGTAATACCCCTCACTGCCTTTCAATACCGCAAATTCTGTGCGGTTCAGGTTCAGCATTTTCAGCAGGTTATTGCTTTTCCAATTGATTTTCTGCGATGCATACAAGCTTGTCCGCCCACCCCAATATCCTGATACTCTCTCTTCGATCGGATAGTATCCTGATTTCAGCAGATACTCGATATTCGGATGCTTGCAGTACAATCTGAGATATTCGATAATCAAACGATGAGAGCCTTTATTATCTATCATCGAATACTTCATACATGATCGTTTTATTGCCTGAAGATTCAGCGCTGTGTATGAATTGTCGAAAGAATATCCATATGCAGTGCTGCAAAACACAGGTTCGCGAAACTCCGAGCGCACGCTCCACTTGCCCCTGAAATCGGTGCCGTATCGTACAAATCCGTCCTTGGCGAATACATAACGCTGACGCTCTACAATACCGTGACCCTTTGAATATTTATGATAGCCTCGCACATACAGCTCGTCTCCGCGGGTGAGAAACACGATATAATTAGCCGCATTCTTTCCGGCACACATCTGCTCCGCTATATCATCAGGGACAGGCGGGAAACTGCTCAGCAGTGCTTCTTTTCTCTCCTTTTTCATACCGCACCTCAGAAATTGAGAAGGCTGTCGAGTGACAGGTCGAGGCTGTTTTTGACCATAGTGATCGGCGGATCTTCCTGACCGGTACTGCCGATGAGGTCAATTTTCATATTGAAGTGGACCTCTGCTGTGGAGAAGTAAAACTTCACGGCTCTGCTGAACACTTCAAAGTCTGAGCAGCTTGCCTTTATCCCTTGAACTGCACTGTCAAGGCACTCCTGAAAGCTCTTGCCTGACTGCTCTATCGCCTGCTCAAATTCGGCTTCCTGTTCACAGAACAGCGTGAGCGCCTTTGCTGTTTCAGCGGCAACAGCCTGCTGATACTCGCCCTTGATTTTTGTCCTGTCAAAATATTTCTCTATATTCATTTGACTTTTCCTTTCAGTTCTGCTATAATAGCAGTGGGTTTATATTGTTTGTTTGTTGTGCTGTACGCTTGTACAGCTATTTTTTTGTCTCATGTGAACCAGTCCTTGCCGAAAATCTTTATGTAGCAAGGAACATGGTAGGCAAAACCTATGCCTCTGCGGCATTCGCCAATTATCAGCTTCTGACATGATTTGCAGTATCTCATGGGATCACCCCCTCTCTGCGCATTTGCAAATCTTCCCATACATAAACCGCACAAAGTCAGGCGTACCCTTGCGGAGAACCTGCTCGGGCGTGAGCTCGACCCTGCAATCTATCTGCTGTATCTTGATAGCCACAGCCGCAGCCATTTCATAGAGTGTCGGTTTCATATCTGCCCCCACACTCTGCATATTTCCTCGCGGTTCTTTTCGATTGCTCTGCGCTCCCTGACCTCTTTGTAGGCTCTTGCACGGTGCTCTGAGCGGCTTTTCTCGGTCGCCCATACGTTGTACTTATGTACAAGCTCGCACGTCTCCTGCGCCGCGTAGGCTATCAGCGCGGCGGCAGCTACGATCGCTATTGTGGTTAATGTGTTCATTCCTGAATCTCCTTTCCGTATTACAATCCCCACTTGCATACATACCAGCGGACAAAATGTCCTGTTGGTACTACAAATCCTGTGTTTACCTTCCCCGGCTGCTTCTGTGCGATACCGAGGAAACCCTGCTGTTTCAGTGCATTTCGCACACTGTCCTCCGAACAATGCCACCAGTCGGCTATAACCGGGACAGGTATCTGAAACGGATGATTCTCAACGACTTCAGCAAGTTTCTGCGTATCTCCGCTAAGGAACTCGCTGATTTTTTCAGTTGCAGTCATAGAATAACTCCTTTCTTGAAATCCCCCTGTTAGTTAATTTCCGTCAATCCTAAATTTCTGCGGTTTATCATCTAATTTCTTCCCGTTTATGGGACGGAGAAGCTAAAAAAATATCCGCTTTTTCATTATTATGAACAATATGAAGCACAGAACATATCTTATCAATTTCGTCTGTATTAAATGGACTTGTACCAACCATACGACTTGACAATGTATTTGAAGATATACCTATGCTTTCCGCTAATCGTTCCTGAGTAAATCCTGCTTTTGCGATAGCCGCTTTAAGTAAATTCCTGTTCAGCACCTGACCTCCTCCTTTCTTCTTGCTTTCCCACTTTCGGGAACAATCATAGTATATCACACATTTTTTCATATGCAACCCGCTTTTGGGAAAATTTCAAAAATTTTTTTGAAAAAGTGTTGCATTTCTGGGAAATCAATGGTATAATGCTGTAAAAGGAGGTGTAGCGTGTGGATGAGCGTGCTAAAAGAATAAGTAAAGCCATTGAAAAATGTGGCTATAGCTATCCTGAACTTTCTAAGATTACTGGTATATCCAAATCTTCGTTACAACGTTATGCAACAGGAGAAACAAAAAAAATTCCAATAGATTGCATAGAAAAAATTGCAAACGCTACAGGAACAAGTGCAAAATACTTAATGGGCTGGGAAGAAAACAATACAGCAAACGAATGCAAAGCTGATAAAATAAATGAAGCCAACCTTTCTGAAACACTTGACAGTAAAAAAATAAGGCTGATACCAGTCTTTGAATCTGTATCAGCAGGTTTTGGCGCACGAGCAGATGAGCGTGTCATTGATTATCTGCCTTTGTTTATCGAGCATGATTATGACGCAGAAAACACACTTGCTATCAAAGTCAAGGGTGATAGTATGTATCCAAAAATTGAGGACGGCGATATTGTTGCTGTTCGCAAGCAGAGTGATTTTGAAAACGGTAATATCGTTGTAATCCTTGTGGATAATGATGAGGGGCTTGTTAAAAAAATATATCAGGACAGGGACAAGGTAAGATTGGTATCAATCAATCCTGAATACCCTGATAAAATTTTTAAAGGTGAAGAAATCTGTAGACTAAGAGTAGTCGGCGTTGTTAAGCAGATAATCAAAAATGTATAAAATGAATTAAAAGGGATGGGGCTTAATGAAAAAATTAAAATTCTTTTTGGTTGTCATATCTACTCTTATAGCTGCTTTTTGGCTGATTTGTTCAATCGCATTATTTTCTACTACATCAAAAGATGGTATTATCGGAGGGGTTGTTTTCTTTATTTTAGCTGCCGTATTTTCGCTTCCTATGCTATTCTATTTTGAAAAAAAGCATATGCAAAGTGGCACTGGGCAGTTAACTCCTCAAAGTAATGAATCTAAAACATCATACCCTGATTATGAGATTCCACCTGATAAACTTTCCGATTCAGTAAAATCTGTTACCGATCCGATAGAGGGATATACGCTGAAATATTACTACAGAAATGTCGAAATTACTTCATGGGATAAAATTCCCTATAATGCTAAAATCGGAAACAGAGTTGTATTTCTCCAAGAACCTACTAACGAATATGATAATAAGGCTGTTCGCCTTATGTTTGTGCCTCAGCGTATAAAGTTTGGGTATCTTTATCGAGGCAAGATGCAGGACATGGTGAACGACTATCTGAATCGTGGAGATAAAGTAGTAGGGCGCCTATCCTATATCACTTTTAAACCTTACAAAATTGTTAAAATTGATATAGCATTTTTTAAACGTAAAAATCCGTGAAAATAGCATGAGACGTGTGAGTTGAAATAAATGAAACGAAACAAACAGTCAGAAAGGAGCAAATGAATGGATATAATCAGATACCCCTCAGAGGAGAGCGTAAATGCGGCTGTGAGAGCTGATGAGCCGCTGCTCGTACTTATATCATTTGACGGCAAAACAGCGATTATGAGCCAAATAGACGAGGCTGTGGAGCACCATATTCTCCTCATGAAAGCAGGATACAAAGATACTGATATTGATAAGTTCTTCCGTATCGTCCTTGACAAGAGCGGAGCGGACTGGACGTTTGTATGCCCGCCCGATTATAAGAACATTCCTTTCAAGGATAAGCGCATAGAAGCCTTTTACAAGGACGGATTTGCCGTTATTTCCGACTTTCTGCACTCAATAGGATATCTTGTAGGTATCAATATTCCGAAACGCTACAGGCGGCATTTCGATGTGTTGAGCAGCGATAATTATTAAAATGGTCGTTCACACGAAGGAGTGATTTTTATGGGGAGACCACGGAAAGAGCTGCCGAATCATGCAAGTGGTATGTATGAAGTAAAAATTACTATCGGGCATGATTTTGACGGCAAACTTATAAGAAAAAGTTTCTACAGTTCTATAAGTAAAGCAGACGCAAGAGCCAAGGCAGAGGAATATAAGATTAATCAAGCTGTTTATGAAAAGACAGGAGAACTTCCAGATCCGTCAGTAATGACGTTTGAAACGTGGGCAAGGAAATGGCTTGACACATACAAAAAAGGTGTAGTAAAAGAGCACACCTACAATTTCACTTACAAGTCAAATGTGGAAAAGTACCTTATCCCCTACTTTGGCAAGGCTCACATATCAAAAATACAACAGATCGATGTTCAAAAGTATTTTAATCAGGTTGAAAACAACGGCGAACCTCTCGCTCACTCAACATTAGATAAGCATAAAATGATATTGAAATCTATTTTTGACGCGGCAATAGACAATGATCTCTGCTATAAGAATCCAGTAAAAAATATAAAGTATCAAAAAGTAGCTAAAACTATAAGCCGAGTTGCATACACAAAAGAAGAAGCCCGTAAGTGCGAGGAATATGCACAAACGCACGGCAGAAAAGATATTGTTATCATGCTTAATACAGGTATACGCCGTTCTGAGCTTCTCGGCTTAAAATGGAAAGATATAGATTTCGATAATAAAATAATGCACATAGAACGAGCTGTTACGCAAACCAAAGGCAAGATAATTATTGATAAGCCTAAAACCAAAACGTCCGTAAGAGCAATCCCAATGCCGGAAGAACTTACCGAATACTTGAAGCAATTCGCCGAAGATGCAGAAGTGTTTGTTATCGGTGCTGAAAACACGCCCGCCAAAGTAAGCACCTATGCTAAAGGTTTTAAGAAGTTCATGCAGCAAATGTCAGAAGATACTGGTCTTTTAGCACTCTCTCCCCATGAGCTGCGACACACCTATGGAACTACACTCCGTGAGAACGGTGTTGACATATACACCATTCAAAAGGTAATGGGACATTCAGACATATCTGTAACAGCCGCAATATATGTACACAACGACTTGAATGTACTAAGACGCGAAATGAAATTGGATTGATTTTACTACGACACTACTACGACATTTATAATAGTTTTTTTCGATTTATTTAACACTTTGCAATTCTGACAATCCTCTATAAATAGCCATTTGTGCTTATTTAATCAATAAAATCAGACTTGTAATAACGCGACTGGAACTCGTGTATACGTTAATAGCGTATCGAGGGTTCGAATCCCTCTCTGTCCGCCATAAAACTCCCGAAAATCAGAGGTTTTCGGGAGTTTTTGTTTATCCTCATAACTGAGATAAAATAGCTTAAAAAGCTGCTCCTTGACGACGATAAAAGTAACCGCCAACCAGACCAGCGGGCAAAAAAATGAGCCGAGATCAATCTCGGCTCAAATCGCGTATTCGGTTCATCACAATGAATTGCAGTGAGTTACTGTGA